ACGTGCAATTTGAACGCCAGGAGTACCTGAACGCCAAGCCGGACTGGGCGCTGGTGGGCGACGTTTGCCGTGGCGACCGTGCCGTCAAGAAGCGGGGCGAGGAGTACCTGCCGAACCCGTCCGCTGTTGAGGAAAACCCGGACCAAAAAAAGGCGGTTTACGACCGCTATAAGCAGCGGGCCAGCTTCTACAACGCCACCGGTTACACCCGCGAGGGCCTGATCGGCGCCGTGTTCCGCAAGGTGCCGACCTTTACCGCCCCGGACGCGCTCAATTACCTGGAGAGCGATGCCGACGGCGCCGGGGTGAGCATCTACCAGCAGAGCCAGGAGGTGCTCGGCCAGGTTCTCGGCAAGGGCCGGGCCGGCCTGCTGGTGGACTACCCAACCACCGATGCGCCGGCCTCGCGCGCTCAGCAGGCCGCCGGCCTGATCCGGGCCACCATCAACAGCTATGAGGCCGAGCAGATCATCAACTGGCGCACCACCAAGATCGGCGGGGCCCACTTGCTGTCCCTGGTGGTGATCCATGAGCATGCCGAGGAGCCAACGGAAGACGGCTTCGGGCTTCAGGCCATCGAGCAGTTTCGCCAGCTCTCCCTTGAAGAGGGCGTGTATATCGTCCGCATCTGGCGCAAGCCGGAATCCGGAGGGGCGTTCGTGATCCATGAGGAATCCATTCCCAAGCGCGGCAATGGCCAGCCCTGGGATCGCATCCCCTTCACCTTTGTCGGTGCCCGCAACAACGATTCCGACGTGGACAAGGCGCCCCTGCTGGATTTGGCCACCCTGAACATTAAGCACTACCAGGTGGGGGCGGATTGGTACAACGCGCTGTTTTACGCCGGCCAGCCCCAGCCCTGGATGTCCGGCCTCACCGAGCAGTGGGTCGCCATGCTGGAGGAAAAGGGCGTGGTGATGGGCAGTCGCTCTCCCATGATGCTGCCCGAAGGCGGCCAGTTCGGCATCGAGACCGTCACCGCCGATACGGCGCTCCAGAAAGAGCTGGAGGCCATCGAGCAACGCATGGTCGCCCTGGGTGCTCGGCTGGTCCAGCCCGGCCAGGCCGTCAAGACGGCCACTCAGGCGCAGGATGAAAGCGAGACCCAGCATTCCATCCTGTCCCTGGCTGCGTCGAACGTCTCCGAAGCCTACAGCCAGTGCCTGGCCTGGGTGGGCGAGTTCATGGCCGCCGCCGGTGAGGCCCTGTACCAGCTCAACCAGGACCTGACTGAGCACAGCCTCGACGCGCAAATGCTCAAGGAGCTGGTGGCCGCCTGGATGAGCGGCGCCATCCCCGAGGGCGACCTGTGGGCGTACCTGCGCAAGGTGGGGCTGATCGATCCGGAAAAGACCGACGAAGAGATCCGCGAAGAAACGCAAAACGACGCCGGCCTCAACCTGGACGATATGACCGATGGCGGTACCGGAACTACTCCTTAACGCCTCCGTCCGCCACCAGGTCTATCTGGAGCGCCTGAAGGCCGGCGAGACGCGCAAGATGGGCGAGTTTCTCCAACAGGCGGACCGCGAGCTGCGCAAGCGGCTGCTGATGCGGGCTGAGATCAGCGCCTACCGCCGGGCAAAACTGAATCGACTGCTCGACGAAATCGACGACCTGCTCAGCCGGCTTTACGGCGCCCAGCTGGAAGCGATCACCGCGGATCTGCGCGATCTGGCCGACTACGAGGCCGGTTTCGAGGTGCGGGCGCTGCAGGAGGTGGTTTCCGGGGTCCAGCTGGCCGTTCCGGCGGTCGCCACCGTCTGGGCGGCGGCCACCAGTGACCCGATGTCGGTGCGCGGCGCCCAGGGCGGCAAGCTACTCAAGCCATTCCTGAAAGACTGGAGCGCCGGGGAGATCGAGGCGGTCAAGAACCGCATCCGCCAGGGCGCCTTCGAGGGCCAGACGAACGCCGAGATCGTCCGCTCTATCCGCGGCACCAAGGCGCTGAACTACCGGGACGGTCTGCTCGAGACCACTCGCCGGCATGCTCAGGCGGTCGTGCGAACCGCCGTCCAGCATGTGGCCAGCGTTGCCCGCTTTCAGGCCTGGGAGCGCAACAGCGACATCGTCACCGGCTACCGGTGGGTGTCCACCCTGGATAGCCGCACCAGTGCGCAGTGTCGCTCCCTGGATGGGCGCACCTTCAAGGTCGGCAAAGGGCCGAAGCCGCCGATTCACATCGGCTGCCGGTCCACCACGGTGGCCGAGCTGGATGACGGGCTCGACTTCCTGGATCGCGACGCCACCCGCTCCTCTGAGCAGGGGCCGGTGAACGCGGACCTGACGTATTACGAATGGCTCAAGCGGCAGCCTGCCGCCTTTCAGGATTCGACCCTGGGCCCGGCCCGGGGTCGCCTGCTGCGCCAGGGCGGGCTGTCCGCCAGCCGGTTCTCAGAGCTGCAGCTGGACCGAAATTTCAAACCCCTCACGCTTGATGAGATGCGGGCCCTTGAGCCCCAGGCCTTCGAGCGCGCGGGAATCCAACCCAGTGGGTAACCAAGAGGTCAGTGACCAATGCGTATCAACAAACTCCCCCGTGCATTCCGTGAAGAGGCTGGTGGCGAAGGCGGTGAAGGCGGTAGCAGCCTGACCCCGGAGCAGATCAGCGAGATCAAGGCCGAAAACGAGCGCCTGAAAGAGCATCACGAGAAGCTGCTGGGCGAGACCAAGACCGCGAAGCAGGAGCGCCAGGAGGCCGCCAAGCGCCTCAAAGAGCTGGAGGACCAGCTGGCCAGCCTGGACGACGACAAGCACCGCAAGGCGGGCGATGTCGAGGCCCTGGAGAAGAGCTGGCAGGAAAAGCTCTCCAAGCGCGAAAGCGAGCTGAAAGGTGAGGTGGAGCAACACCAAGCCTGGCTCAAAGAACAGATGGTCACCGGTGTGGCGTCAAGCCTCGCGGCGGACATCGCCGTACAGGGCAGCGCCAAGGCGCTTCAGCCACACCTGACCAGCCGTCTCTCCATGGAGATCCGCGATGGCAAGCCGACCACGGTAGTTCTGGACGCCGAGGGCAAGCCCAGCGCCATGACCGTGGAGGAACTGAAAGCAGAATTCGCAAGCGATCCGGCCTTTGCGCCGTTGATCGTTGCGTCAAAGGCCTCTGGCGGCGGTGCCGGTGGTGGCCATAAGGGTGGCGGTGCCGCCTCAAAGGGCAGCATGGGCGGAGATCGCTCCGAGCGTGCGGCCGCAATTCGTAACCGTTTCCCTGAATTGAATCAATGAGGTGACAAGAAATGTCTCTTTCACAGATGCAGGTGTTCAACCAGTACATCATGCCGGCGACTATCGAGACGCTGGACCAGATGGTGGAAAAGTTCAACGCCGCAAGCCGTAACACTATCCGCCTGACCACCGAGGGCTTCGACGGCGATTTCCTCCAGGAATCGTTCTTCGCCGCCATTCACAGCGCCCAGCGCCGCGTGGATCGCTACGCCTCCCAGGCGTCCGCCTCCGCCACCGACCTGACCCAGCTGAAGCACAGCTCGGTGAAGATTGCCGGCGGCTTTGGCCCGATCCGTTTCGAGCCCGGCCAGCTGACCTGGTTGCAGAAGCCGACCGCCGAGGGCATCGAGGTGGCCAGCCGAAACTTTGCCGAGGCGCTCATGGCGGATCAGCTGAACACCGCTATCGCCGCCCTGGTGGCGGCCATCGAGAACAACAGCGACGCCACCAACGACGTATCGGCCAGCGGCGGCCTGTCCTACAACGCCCTGAACGACGCGCACGCCAAATTCGGCGACCACAGCGGCAACGTGCTGTCCAACGTGATGACCGGTTCGGTGTACCACAAGCTGATCGGCCAGAACCTGACCAACACCCCGCAGCTGTTCCAGGCCCAGAACGTGACCGTTGTGGACATCCTGGGCAAGGCGGTGGTGGTGACCGACGCGCCCGCCCTGTACGAAGCTGGCACCCCGAACAAGCAGAAGGTTCTGGGCCTGGTGGAGTCCGCGGCTATCGTCCACGACGCCGGCGACGTGATCAGCAACATCGAAACGTCCAACGGCCAGACCCGGATCGAGACCACCATGCAGGTGGACTACACCTTCGGCCTGGGCCTGAAGGGCTACACCTGGGACGAAACCAACGGCGGCAAGTCCCCGACCGACGCGGAACTGGCTACCGGCACCAACTGGGATCAGGTCGCCACCTCCGTGAAACACACCGCCGGCGTTATCGCAGTGGGCGACGCCGCTCAGTAAGGAGTAACGGATCATGGCGAAGCAAAAAGCGCCAGTGTGGTATCTGGCCGGCCCCTTCACTCGCTACAACGAGGACGTGAAGGATCTGGCCCGCAAGGCGGCCGTCCGCATCGTGGATGCCCGGTATGTCCCGGAGGATCAACGCAAGGACGCCGCACCCGAGAAGGACCTGCCGAAGGTCACCGAGAAGGGCAAGAAGGCGCCAGCCAAGAAGGCGGCCGAGTAAGACAGGGGGCGCATGCCCCCTTTCTTTTTACCGAATTCCGAGGATGATGGCCCAATGGCTCTGATTATCGAGGATGGCAGCATCGTGGCTGGCGCCGACAGCTTCGCCACCGTGGCGGAACTGGCGGACTATGCCGAGCGATTTGGTCGAGACCTGCCCGAAGGCGAAACCGCGCGTGAGGCCCTGCTGCGGCAGGCTGCCTTGCAGATGCAGGTGATGCGCTGGAAGGGCTGGCGTGTCGCTGCCGATCAGAGCCTGTCATGGCCCCGGGAAGGGGTGTGCATTGATGGCGGATACCTCGCCTCCAATTACATCCCGGCCCGCATCCAATACGGCCAGATGGCTCTGGCCACCGAAATCTATGCCGACGAACAGGCGCCCCCGGATCAGCGTCAGGGGGCGGTCACGCGCGAGAAGGTCGACGTGATCGAGGTCGAGTACCAGGAGGTCCAGAACACCGGCAAGGTGCTTTGGGCTGCTCCGGAGCGCCCGAGCCGCGCCCAGTTCGCCGATTACCTCAGCACTCGGGGCCTGCTGGCTGTCCGATCATGAGCCAGTTCTACGACCGTACAGCCGCCACCGCCGCGCGGCTGCTGGCGAGCTATGGCCAGCCGGTGAGCATTACGCGCACCTCTGGCGGCACCTATGACCCGCTGACCGGTGAGACAACCGGCCAGACCACCACGGCCTATACGCCGGACGGCATCCTGCTGAATTACGGCGGCAAGGAAGCTGGCGATCTCCGGGCCGCTGGGGTGGACATCGTGAGCACCGACAAAAAGCTGCTCTGCGCCGCTTTTGAGGTCGATCCGGTCGTAACCGACACCGTAACGGTGGGCGGGCTCGACTGGACGGTGATGCGCGTCAAAACCCTGAGTCCCGCCGGAGCCGCCGTGCTCCATGAATTGCAGGTGCGCCGATGAGCTTCGGTGATGATGTCGCCGGGTTCGCCCGGAAGGCTGGTCGCTCCTTGGAGCAAACCGCCCGGGGTGTGGAGCTGCGCTTGTTTCGGGCCGTGGTCATGGACACACCAGTCCTTGATGGCCGTCTCCGTGGCGACTGGCAAGCCACGACCGATAAGCCTGCCCCGGGCGAGAATGGCCGCGCCGACAAGCAGGGCGGGGCGACCCTGGCGGAGATGGAGTCCATCGTGGCCGCGATCCAGGGCGGCAGCTATACCGTGCTGACCAACAACATGCCCTACGCCTACCGCATCGAGTTTGAGGGCTATTCCAAGACGAAGGCGCCCGAGGGCATGGTCCGCAAGAACGTGGCTCGCTTTCGGCAGATTCTCCAGGAAGAGGCTCAGAAGAACCGCGTATGAGATTCCTCGACGTTCGCAACGCGCTGGTCATGAGCTGGCTGGACGGCGATTTCGGCCTGACCACGGCGCTCCCGAACAAGGATTTCACCCCGGATACAGACCCCTGGGCCGCCCTGTTCGTAGTCCCGAGCCCGCCGGGCGTGGCGACCTGCGGGGATGAAGGCCAGGACCGCCATGACGGGTTCCTGCAGATCGACCTCAATCACCCGCTGAACACCGGGGACATCCCGGCCATCACCCTGGCCGACCAGATCGCCCGACGCTACAAGGCCGGCACGCGCTTCAACGCCCCGGCCCTGTCCGAAACCCTGATCGCGGATTTCGAGGCTCAGGAGTTCCTCGTCTGGGAGCCGCTGCCGGTGCTCATCCGCTCCTGCGGCTACCAGCAGCCCCGCCGGGTGGAGAACTGGTCCCGAACCACGATGACGATTTTCTACTCAGCATGGGTAAGCAGAGGCTATACAGAATGAATCCTATCTACCCCGATCGTCCCCACGACCCGGATTTGGAAATCGACCCTGGCAGAGAGATGTCCAGTCCAATTACCACCTATGCCTTTGACCAAGCGGCCGAAAACCTTAGAGCAAAAGTGCAGAGGGCGGTTGATGAGTTTCACCAGGCTACAGGTGGATTGTGCGCTCCGTCTCTGGATGTGACCAACACCCCGATCACAACCATGAGCCAATCCGTTCATCGCTATATCAGCAAGGTGGACGTTGAGCTGGAACTGAGAACCGTTTAAAGCCGCTGCGCCCTACCGTCGTGAGACGTGGGGGCGCGGTGCATTTCTTTGGTCGAGCCGGTGAGACGCGCACCGGGGGAAGCCTTGCGGACTGGGGTGAGAAAGAGACCAGCGCCATCCAGCTAGCTACTGGGACCAAAAATCCCCGACACCTGGGGCGAAAAGCGCCTGATCAGCGCGAAGTAGCGAGTGGTGTGACTGCCCGGGTGAGAGAATCCGGGAACCTTTTAGAAGGGCTGCCATCCGGCGGCCCTTTTTTGTTTCTGGCCGTCGTGAGACGTCCCAACCGCCCCGTCGTGAGACGCGGCATTCCCTTGATGGAGGTTCGATATGGGCTGCCCTGCAAACGGCTCACGCCACTCTATGGCCCTGGTGGCCGAAACCGTTGCCGGCACCACTCCGGCAACCCCGACGTTTATTCCGATTCGCCAGACTGGCACCACGCTGGCCCTGACGAAAGAGGCCCTGCAAAGCAACGAGCTGCGCGCTGACCGGCAGATCGCCGACATGCGCCACGGCAACAAGCAGGTCGGCGGCGACATCTCCACCGAGCTAAGCTACGGCGGTGCGTTCGGCCCGATGCTGGAAGCGGTGCTGTGCGGGACGTGGGAGGAAGATTCCCCCTCCGCCGGCACCGACACGCTGAAAGCGGGCGTGGTTCGCCGGCCGTTCACCATCGAGCGGCACTTTGCGGACATCGGCCAGTACCTGCGCTACCTGGGCTGCGAGTTCAACACCTGGAACCTGACGGTCTCCACCAACGCCATCATCACCAGTTCGTTTGGTCTGGTGGGCCGCTCCATGGACGCGCCGGCTCAGACCGCGATTGCGGGCGCCACCTATCAGGACGCGAGCACCACCAGCCCGTTCGATTCGTTCTCCGGCGAGATCAGCGAGGGCGGCTCCGCCATTGCGACCGTCACCGAGCTGTCCCTGACCCTGGAGAATGGCCTGTCGCCGCTGTTCGTGGTGGGCTCCGACAGCGCGGCCTGCGTGAGCATCGCCCGCTCCAACCTGACCGGCTCGATCACCACCTTCTTCGACAGCGTGGCGCTCTACGAGAAGTTCCTGAACGAGACCGAATCCAACCTGGAGTTCACCCTGAGCGACGGCACGAACGCCTACACGTTCAGCCTGCCGCGCGTGAAGTACAACTCCGGCCAGCCGGACGTGAGCGGTGAGGGCGAGGTGACCGTCTCCATGGATTTCCAGGCCCTCTATGACGCCACCGAGGAAAGCCAGATCGTGATCCTGCGAGGTGCTGCGTAATGAGCATGAAAGCGTTCTTCACCCGCGAGAAAGCGAATGAGGGCACCGAGGTGCCCCTGTCCCACCCGGATGGCACGCCTACCGATTACCACCTCGTTATCCGCTCCCAGTGGGCGGACGCCTTCCAGCAGGCCAAACAGGACGCTTGGCGCGAGGATATGGAGGCGGTCGCCAAGGGCCAGCCCGTGGACAGCACCGAGCGCCATGTGACGCTGTGCGCCACGCTGGTGGCCGGCTGGAACCTGCCGGATGAATTCACCGAGGAGAACGTGAAGACCTTGCTCCGCGAAGCTCCCCAGCTTCGGGACATGATCGACCGCCACGCCTCCCGCGATGCGCGTTTTTTCGGGAAGCCGTCCACCGGCTCTACGAGTGGGCGGAAGCGGAAATAGGGGACACGATTCCGGACCCCAAGACCGGCGCCAGCCGCCGGCAGCAGCTTGAGGCGGTTTACCGCCAGACCGGCAAGAAACCCAAGAGCCTGAGAACAGACCCGCCACCGGAGGGCACCGCCTACCTGTGGGGCTGGTTCTGTGAGCTGGGCGATTGCTCCTACACCGAGATCCACCACTGGGCCGCACTGAAGCGGGTCCACCTCCTGCCGTGGGAAGTGGACGTGCTGCGGCATCTGGATCACCTGAGATCGAAGGCATGGCATGACCGAAACAGCGCGTCTCGTACTAGCCGTTGACAGCCGTGAAGTCGACCGTGGCCAACGGTCCCTGGATGGCCTGACCGACAAGTCACGCCGGGCGGAGCAGGAAACTGAGCGGCTCACCCGTGCCACCGACCAACTGGGCGGGGCGTATCGCGGCCTGCGCAATGTGCTCGCCGCAGTGGGCATTGGTGTGGCGATCCGCGCCGTTGTTCAGGCGTCCGACACCTACTCCGAGCTGCGCTCCCAGCTGCGGCTGGTGACCGAGAGCCAGGAGGAGCTGAACGACACCTACGAGGCGGCCTACAAGTTGGCCCAGGAGACCCGCGGCGGCCTCGGCGAGACTATCAACCTGTACGCCCGGCTGGCTCGCTCCAGTGAAGAGCTGGACCTGACCAACCAGCAGTTGTTGACGGTCACCCGAGCGATTAACCAGTCGTTCGTGGTCTCCGGCGCCAGCGCGCAGGAAGCGGCTTCCGCCACCCTCCAGCTCTCCCAAGGCATGGCCTCCGGCACGTTGCGCGGCGAGGAGCTGAACTCGGTCCTGGAGAACAGCCCCCGCCTGGCGCGCGCCATTGCTGACGGCCTGGGCGTGACGATCGGCGAGCTGCGGACCCTTGGCGCCGAGGGCCAGTTGACCGGCTCGGCGGTGACCCGTGCGCTCCTGTCCAGCGCGGACAGCATCAACCGCGAATTCCAGGACATGCCCCGCACCGTGGGCCAGTCTCTCCAGCAGCTGCGCAACGACCTGATCGACACCTTTGGCGAGACCGACGTTTCCGGATTCAACGACGCCATTGATGACCTGCGGGAACTTGTCACCGACCCGAACTTCAAGGACAGCGTTGTCACACTCGGCACGGCCTTCGCCACGCTGATCGGCACCATGGCCTCCGGCGCCAGCGAGGTGGTGACCTTCACCGAATACCTTGGTGCCGAGCTGGCCTCCAAGATCAACGGCGTGGCCGCCGACGACATCCCGCGGCTTGAGCGCGAGCTCGCCGGTCTGGAGAAGCAGCTGGATGCCTCCTTCCTGGAGAAAGACATCGGGCTGGTGTTTACCAGCGACGAAGAGATCAAGCGCAAGATTGAAGAGGTGCGGGAGCGACTCCAGGTTGCCTACGACTTGCAGCAGAGCTTTAACCAGGGGTTCGGCAACACCAACCCGGACCAGGGCGGCGGCGAACCGCCTGAGCCGCTTGGCGGTGGCGGCAACGACAAAGCCACCGACTCCATCCAGAAGCGCGTCGAGGCGCTGCGTCTGGAGGCGGACACCCTACGGATGACAGCCACCGAAGCCGACCTGTACCGGCTGAAGGTCGAGGGCGCAACGCCGGCCCAGCTCGCCGAGGCAGCGGCCATTTACCGCAAGATCGACGCCTATGAGGCCGAGCAGACCGCTCTGGAAGCGAGCGTCGAATCGCGGCGTATCGCCGCCGAGATTCTCGCCGAGATGGACGAAGGTGCGGAGCGGGCTGACCGGTTCGAGGACAAATACCGCACCGAGCAAGAAATGCTGGATGCGCACCACCGGAGGCAGATTGAGCAGATAAAGGCCTTCCGCGAAGAAGGGCACATCACCCAGGTCAAATACGATCAGCTTATGGAGGCGGAGACGCGGCGGCATGAGACTGCCGTAACTGACCTCAAACAAAGCGAGATGTTTGCCAGGAACCAGCTGGCCAGCAATATGCTCACCCAGATGTCCGGGCTCATGTCGAGCAAGTACCGGGCCTTATTCGAGATCGGCAAGGCTGCGGCCCTGGCAAATATCGCAGTGAAGGCCCCTGAAATGGCCCATGACGCGGCCGGCTGGGGCATGAAACTTGGCGGGCCGCCCCTGGCCGCGACATTCAAGGCGGCCTCCTATCTGATTTCGGCGGCCCAGGCCGCAGAGGTCGCGTCCACCAGCTTTAGCGGGGCCGCGGTAGGTGGCGGTGGAGGCGGGGGAATATCTGGTGGTGTTCAGACCGTCCCGGCGGCGCCCTCCCCAGTCAATATCGGCGGAGGCCAAGCCCAGCCCGGAAACACGCTCCAAATCAGCTTCAACGGCCCGGTCAATGGATTGGATTCCGAACAGCTGGCCCGCGACGTAGCAACCGCTGTGAAGGATATGGTCGATACCACCGACTTCGTGCTGGTTGAGGCGAACAGCCGGAACGGCCAGATACTCAGGGGCGGGTGATCTGGACGCTGTGGGCCGGGTCACATAGGATTCAGGTGACCACACGGAAGGAGAAAAATATGAAGTGGGTAACTTTGGTGCTGACCTGCTTGAGCTTGGCCGCGTGCGGGACATGGAAACCGGGAGGCGAAACGCGGATTCAAAGTAACGTGGTGGTGCTTGAGTATAACGACCTGCGCGACCAATACTCACCACGGCCAACATTCGTCTCCTTGCGCGAGCGGTACGGAGCGGAGCGCATGCTCCAGATACGGGCTGACCGGTATGGGCCGGAGGCTGGCGATCTTTTCATAACCAAGAAAGGGGCCGAAGGGCTTATCCGGGCCATCGCCAAGTACGATGATTGGGCTCAGATAGCCATGGAGAGGGGCGATCAGATCAATAAGGAGATCGCCACCGTAAAGGGAGGCGAAGGCATAACCTACAAAGCCGATTTTCACAGCGGCAGTCCGTCGCGGCACTTTTTGGCCATCACGCCCTGCTCCATGAGCTGCCTGGGAGCAAACAAGGCGAGCGATCGCTTCTACTTTGACCGCGAAGGCGCCGAAAGGCTGAGAGGTGTGCTCGTTCGCTTTGCCTCTGGGAGCATGCCGGCCTCCGAGGCCGACCATATCTATCAGTAGACGCACCCGATAAATCAAGCCTCGCTCCGGCGGGGCTTTTTCGTTTCTGGAGTATTTATGAGCGAAATTGGCGATCAAGTGGCCGGAGACCTCAAGGCCCGTATTGATGCTACGCCCTTTGTCACGCTGCCGAAGAAGCGCGGACCCGCCCGGAGCCCCGCGATTTTGTGGCTGGCCTGGGGAGCCATTGGCGCAGCCGGCATATGGGCCGGCGCCCAGTTCGTGTGTGCTGTCGCAGCTCTTATCACCGCCCTGTAGAAGCTGAGCCCTTCGCCACCAAGACCGCCCGAGAGGCGGTTTTTTCGTTTCTGGAGCCCTGAATGGCAACGATCACCTATATCGCCAAGCGCAGCCTTGTGGCCGGGCATGTCGCGGGGCAGGAATACAGCCTGGTAGTTCCTATCGAGGACTGGACGCCTCGGCGGGAGCGGGTAACCGAGGAGGTCACCTCGCTGGACGGCAAGCAGTTTCAGACCTTCCACCGTAAAGATCGCCTATGGAGCGTGGGCACCGTGCCGCTCGACGCAATCGGTCAAGTCGAACCAGCGGACGCCGACCTGGTTGAGCAGCTCCGGGAGTGGGAAGACTCCGTCCAGGCTGGAGAGGTGTTTCAGATCGATCCTTTCGGTACCCCCGAGACCCCCGGTCAGCCCGTGAGCGTGACCCTAAAGGGCGATGTAACCGAATCCCTGGTCAATAGTGTTGGCTACTACCGATATTCCTTTAATGTGCGGCGTTTCGTATGAGAATCGATAATCAGGCGTTCAACGTCGAAAATCAGGCGCAGGCCCGGGAGCCGCGGTTCGTGTTCTCGGTAGACTTCGGCGCTGATGATGTTTATTTCCTGACTTCGCATCCGGTAACCGGCCTGACAGGCGAAAACGTGATCGAGGGCGTGCTTGTGACCGCCTCCGGCACGTCGCAGCGCCTCAATCCCGATAAGGCCAACAGCGAGATCGGCTCAATCAGCTTCACCGTCCTGGACCAGGGGCTTACCGATCTGCAGCGAGAAAAGCTGGCAGAGGGAAAGGGCCTGAAAGGCAAGCGCGTGGAGTTCTATGTTGGCTCCGAGGCGCTGGACTGGTCGAGCTATATTCGCGCTACCACGCAGATCATCGACGACGTCAGTTATCGCGACCGCGCCTACAAATTCAAGTGTGCCGACATCCAGCGGCAGATGCGGAAGAAGATCTTTGAGATCAAGGAGACGTCGCTAACCACGTCCCTTGGTGTAGCCGATAGCCGCATCCGCGTGGTCACAACCTCCGGCTTTGAGCGAGTCTGGCAGCCGGAGTCACCGACAGGCATCACGGTGGCGCCGGGCATGAAGGTCGGCTTTGTGCGTATCGACGGCGATAACGATGAGTTTGAGGTGGTGATGTACACCGGCACTACCGGCTCCGAGTTTGAGGTCGCCAGCCGCTCGTCGGCGCTCGCTCAAGCCACCCAGGCGAACGCCTCATCTGTGACCCTGACCGACGCATCCGCTTTCCGAGAGACCGGCTACGGACAGATTGACGGCCAGGCGTTCCGCTGGGGCGGGAAGAGCGGGAATACGCTGGTCAACTGCTCGAGCGTCCCTGCGGCGGAGCCTGGCGCCGAGGTTCTCGATGCCTACGGGCGCGGGATGTTCGGCACCCGGCCCGCTGCGGTTGAGATCCGGGACGGCTCAGATCAGGACAACGCCCCCAAGGTGGAGGAGTTCGTTTACCTGGAAATGCCGGCCCCGATGCTGGCCTATGCCCTGCTGACCGGTGCCATTTACGGCTATCCCGGCGAGTACCTGCCGGACCACTGGCACCTTGGGATCGCCGCCGAGTACATCCGCACCAGTGAGTACATTGGCATCGGTGAGGATCTCTGGAATCTGGATAACTTCGATGTCGGCCTGCCCGCCCAGTTCCTCGGCCTGGATGGCACGGACGGCAAGCAGTTCATCGAGGAGCAGATTTTCAGAATGATGGGGTGCTACGCCCCGATCTACGCGGATGGCCAGATTGGCCTGCGCCGGATGTCTGCGGTCGTGTCTCGGGGCGGCTTTGCCCGTGAGCTCAACGCCACGAACGTGGCCAGCTACTCCGATCTCACCCATGACATGGGTGCCGTAATTAACCAGATCGTTGTGATCTGGAATTACAGCCTGGAGCGGGGCGGCTTCACCCGGGTTAATGTTTTGATCGACCCAGACTCCATCGCCCAGCACGGCGAGTCTGACCAGAAAGAGCTGGAGTTTCGCGGCCTGTCCGGTTCCCGGGTCGCCTATCCCACAATCAAGGGGGTTCTCGACAGCTTCCGGGATCGATACGCCGGCCCGCCGCTTCGGCTGACGCTCACGCTCACCCCTGATCAGAATGACCTGGAAGTGGGCGACATCGTCCGCGTCGTACTGGACCAGGTGAAGGACTACACCGGGGAGACCGTTGACGGCCACCTCGACCGAAATTTCGAGGTCCAGCGAGTCCAGACCGACTGGCGCACCGGGGAGGTGCGTGTTGAGCTGTTTGGCAGCTCCCAGCCGGCCAGCGCACTGCCACCGGAGGAAAGCGGGGCGCCAATACCCAACAGCTGGTATGAGTCCGAGGGCACCGAGATCAGTGCGGCGAATTTCCCCGGTGCCGTTTCTAGCTCCGGCGGCATCACCACCGTCGAAAGCGACATCACCCTCACTGGCGGCGAGACGCTTTCGGACGGCATTTATTGGTGCGGGGAGGATCTCACGCTTGCCGGCGGCGTTACCGTAACGGTTACGGATAACGTGCAGCTGCGCGTTCGCGGGTTCTTCCAGAATAATGCCGTGATAAATGGGCGCGGTCTTGGCTTGGTTGGCGGGCAGGGGGTGCAGGCTCAAACCGCCCCGGTTCCGGTCGGCGCGTCCAGGGTAGGCCCTCACCTTTCCTATGAATGGCAGGAGGCCAACCTGGGGCAAGATGGCTACCTGCAGGCGGACGTGGTGCCCCAGCTGGGCTGCTTCAATAGCGGCTCGGTGTTCTATCATGCCCTCTACAAGCACAAGGGCAACTCGATGCGCTCTGGCGGCCGCTTTGTTAAGTTCCCGGCCCTCAGTCTCCAGATTGAAGACGGCGCTCTTGCTGGGCTGCCGGCTGACCTGAGAGGCTCCGGCGGACCCGGGGGTGGCCCTGTGGTCGGCCTCTCCGGCACGAATCTTGTCAACGCTGCGACCGGTGGCGACGGTGGCCGCGGCGGCGCTGGCCTTGCCGTGATCTGCCGAGGGGCGGAGATAGGCGGCACCGGCTACATCGACCTTAGCGGTGAGCTTGGTGGTCGGGGCACCCTTTACGATCCCGCTCCAAGCTCCGGGCTTGGCGCCTACTCCGGCAGCGGCGCCGGCGGCGGCCCCGGCGGCCTGCTTTTCGCCCTCGACGGGACCACGGCCACCCGCCCCACAATCGAAGGCTCCACCTTCAAGGCGGAAATCGGGGCGCTGGATGTCCAAGGGCAGGCCCTGACGAATTTCACCGTGCAGGGTGATCCCGTTTACACGACAGATTCGCCGTCTTCCTCCTATCCATTGCTGACGGGCATGGGCGGCCTGCCGAATGGGTCGCCGCTCCTGCCTGGCGGGTATGGGCAATCCGGTGGCGGCACCCCGGTTGAAAACCGCTGGGCTGCAAGTTTCTATGTCCAGGCGCTGGCGGGCGAGATAGCGCCCACCCCGGACCTGCCCGAGAACACCGAAAACCCCACTTCGGTCACCCTGCAGGAAGCCACCAACACCCCTCGCAGCGCCAACGCGAACCTTTCCACAATCGAGGTGGGCGTCCAGCCGCCGAGCGTGAGCAACTACGCCTACGGCCTGGTGGAGTACCGCGAGAAGGGGCAGGCGGGCTGGTTCGAGGTCGGCCCGGCCTCGCCGGAGGCCACGTTTGTGGTGCCCAGCGACGGCAAGACCTACGAGGTCCAGGTCCGGGGCGTCTCCCTGCGCGGCAAGGTGAACCAGGACGGCACCGTGGCGGAGATCGCCACCACCTATGTGCGCTCGCCCGGCGACGTGAGCGAGGAGCCGGAGGACGACCCGAACAAGGTGGTGCCGGCCCCGCCGGTCAACGGCCTGGAGCTGTTCGAGCAGGGCAACGACACCGTTTTCGGCGGCCGCGACGCCAAGTTCGTCTGGCGCAAGACCAGCGTCACCGAATGGTTCGAGATGGGCCAGGAGGGCGAGCAGGGCGCCGGTAGTGGCGGTCTGGACCTGTACTTCCGGGATTATCAGGTCGAGGTCTGGGCGGACGTGGACGGCACCCTGTCCCTGGTGCGCACCGAATGGGTGAATGACCCCCAATTCGTCTACACCTACGAGAAGAGCGCCGAGGACCATGCTCGCGAGACCGGCTCAGCGGGCGCGTGGCGGGCGTTTGAGGTCCGGGTGTACTGCCGGGGCCGGCAGAACCAGATCAGCGCCCAGGCGGCGCGGCTCAGCGTGGAGAACGTGGCTCCGCCCCTGCCGGGCACCCTGACCATCTCCGCCGGCTTCCGCAGCGCGCAGATTGATTTCGAGCCGCCGGAAGACCTGGATTACCGCGATTCCCGGGTATGGATGAGCCAGAGCACCGGCTTCACCCCCGGCCCCGAGAATCTGGTGGCCCAGCAGTACGGCGGGCCGGTAGTGCTGTCCGGTCTCACCGACAACAGCACCTACTACCTGCGGTTTGCCACCTATGACGCCTTCGGCCAGGGCACGATCAGCAGCCAGTTCACGGTGACCACGCCCTCCCTGGCCGCTGGTGAGGTGGAGGGCCTGAGTCCGTGGGCCACGGTCACCGACGCCGACCGCGCGTTCATCGACGCCAATCTGGCGGATGACGCCATCGACAGCACCAAGATCGTCAAGCTTACCGCCTCCAAGATCGTCACCGGCACCCTGGCCGCCACCGAGAAGATCAGCGTGGAAGGGCAGGTGGAAAGCGTGGTGGGCGATGCGGTGGCGACGCTGGGGCCGAAAACCATCGGGAACCGCACGGGACTGATCAGCTACGAGTATAGCGGTGTGCCGCTGTTCTCGGTTTTCTCAGACGGCTCAGTGGAGATGATCGGCTCGCTGACGATCCCTGGGGCCGGTGGCGCCACGGCCAACCTTTCTGGCGACCCGGTTGCGGGCCTGAATGTGACACCGACCCACCTGGGGTATTACGACGGTGCGAGCTGGACCGCCTACATCGACGATAACGGCGATTTCTATTTCGGCGACGGCGGAGAAAAGTATATCCAGAAAGTGTCCGGCGATCTTGTGATCGGCGAGGAAACCGATTTCAGGGGTTTCGCCAACTTCAACTCCCTGGATTACAGCCGGTACATCGTTTCCCATCTGGAGCAGGAATATAACCAGCTTACTGAGGCGGGCACGTCAATCGTTTTCCTCACGCCCGCCGACGGCGATGTCTTTGCCAAGCCCGGCTCAATAAAGATGACGGTGGAAAGCGGGGTTAATGACAAAATCGCCCGGCTTTCACCGGATGTAGACGGTCTATCTTTTCAAGAGTGGTCCACCTTCCAGGCGAGGCTATCTTTTGAGGTCATGGCGCGGTTCCTTGGCTCTGACGATGGTGACGCGGATTGGTTTATCGGCAAAGGCGGCGTGCATGGAGGCATCCTGGATGCCTTTGGGTTTAGGTATTTTCAGGATTCTGGCGCATCAGGGGCAAAGCTTTATGCCTGGTCATCTCAATACACAGGCTCCCCCTCATATACGGCTGTTGAATTGGCTACCGACCCATCCTTCCAGATTAGGCTTGGCTGTCGCCAATACAGCGACAGGATTGAATACTATGTCGACAGGTCTTTGGTTGCGACCATAACCACCAACCTGCCCGTGCCAACCAATACAACCTCGGTTCGGTTTCCGGCGGCTTCGCTTTATTGCCCTGGAACATCCAGTCAGCTTCAGACCCTTTACATCGGCGAGGCGAGATACCTTCAGAAAGACCCAGCAGTATTTAATTCCGATTAACCCGGAGAACCCCATGTCACAGTACAGAACCGGAACCGCGTCGGCGGTTCAGGATGGCGCCGTTGTGTCCGGCACCGGCACGGCGTGGTTGGCGAACGTCAGCGCCGGGGACAGCTTCGTCATGGCCGGCACGGGCGTCGTTTACGACATCGCCAGCGTGGACGGCGATACGCAGCTGACCCTGACCGTCCCGTACAAGGGCGCGGATCGGTCGGGCGCCTACGCCATCCAGCGCGATTTCACTGCCGACGGCATCCCCGAGATGGCCCAGGGCGACATCGAGACCGCGACGATATTCACCCGGGCGATGCGGAAGATTCAGTCGCGCCTGAACCTGATCACCGGCGTGGCGGCAAACGGCGCGCCCACCTACGGCGACACAGCGGCCGGCATCGCGGGCACCTCAGACACCGAGTTCTTCTGGGTGCCGGATGCTGGCGGCCTGAGGCTGTACCAGAACGACAACGGCACGGCCGTGGAGCAGGGCGACTACCCCAACAGCCAGACCCTGGCCGACGCGGTGGACGCCCTCAACAGCCAGGAAAGCCGCATTCTCGCCTTGATCGGCAGCCTGCACCCTGAGTTCGGCGAGACCAGCCTCTACGCCGACTTTAAAGCCCAATCGTTCGTTCTGGAGGTGGCGTGATGCGCAACATGAAAACGGTCCCCTATGAGGACATGTTCACGCTGTCCGCGCCGTCTCCGAAGTGGGTGTGGAACGCCCAGGGGCAGCTTGTCGAGGTGCCAGCCGGGCAGCCTGCATTCGATCACGATCCGGTCACCGGCCAGTCCCTGGGGCAGCGGGTGGAGGCCAGCGCGACCAACGTTCTCCTTAATAGCTTTGCCCCTGCCACCCAGGCCGTGAGCGTCAGCGATGCCACGACGTATACCCTCAGCGTTTACGGCTCCGGGTCGGCAGAGATTACAGCCGGGGGCTCTGGCACGGCAACGGATGGCTCCCCGCTGACTTTCGCTACCACTGGCACCAGCGTGACTGTTACAGTGACTGGCACTCTGGATGTGTTCCAGCTTGAGACGGGTAGCGCAGCAACATCGCCCATTGAAACCACGGGCAGTGCTGTAACCCGAGCCGATGACGTTGCGACAATTCAAAACGTGGATACGGCGGAGTGGTGGGGAGCGAGTGAAGGCTGGGCGCGGGTACAGTTTGACGGGATGCGACAGGTAGGTGGAAATGCTACGCTGCTTCTGTTGTCAGGCGGCGGGGTGCGCTTTGTCATGTATACAGATTCCAGCGGCGTTTTGTTGTCGTATGATGGAACGAGTATTTTAAACTCTGGTGTCCCGTGCGTTGATGCCCCAACAGCCGGGATTGTTACATGGTCGACACCTCAAGGCACGTTTAAAATTCTGGCTGATGGAGGGTCTGTTGTTTCATCCAGCTATAACGGGTCTTTCTCCGGAATCTCAAATTTCAATATCGCCGTTGATGATATGACGGTTGAATTAGGACACTTGTCATTTGGCAAAAATTATCTGTCCGACTCTGAAATGCTCGACAAAATTCAGGAGCTAACGTCATGAGCCAATGGCAACCGATCTACCTGCGCGCTGCCGACGAAGCGGCAATGATGGACGCCCTGGACGCCGCCGGACTGATCGGCGCCGACCCCGAGACCGGTGACCAAACCATCGGCGGCGATCCGTTCCGCATCCGCGTAACCGTGCTGCCTGCGCTCCACGAGCCCACCGGCGAGACGCTGACCGATGGTGAGGGCTTCGAGTACCCGGAGATGGCCCCGGTGCCGGGATACCACGTCAACGTACTGGTGCACCCTGACCATGAGGCGGCCTACCGCGCCGCGCTGGCAGACGTGCTGCTGGACCCTGAGCCGGATACACCACAGGTCAAATACGCGGGGTGCGCATGATCGAGCTGTACGGGAGCCGGGAACGGATCACGGCCGCTGTTGAGGCGGTGGGCGGGATGATCGACGACGCCGGCCACATCACGGTTCGGGGCTCGGCGACGCGCCACGGCATCGAGTTCACAGCGGTGGGGGCTAACCTGTATTCCACCGACGATGAATTCGTGGCGCTGGTTCGGGATCGGTTGCCCGCCGAGTAACGCTGACTCTTGGTCGCTGGCCTCCCTGCCGACGGCGGACAATGCCAGGGCAGGGCGGCCGATCAGGGCTGTCTGTAGGCCAGAGCGGACAGGTGGCGTAGGCTCAGACCTCTTTCGGGCGTCCGTCATAGAGCACGACGAAGGCCCGCTGCTCGATCAGGGCGCCCACCACGAACCCGGACATGATGTGCCGCTGGTCCGATTGATGGGCGTCAGAGTAGTTCCAGCCGGTGACCGCCAGGGCCACGGGCGTGACCCACAGGGGGAGCCAGGATTTGTGGAGCAGGCCGCCGAAAGGGACGTACCGCAGCCCGCCGCCTTTGCGCCGCACGCCGATCTGGGCGCGGCTCCACGGGTGGACGACGAGGCAGCCGGCCCACTGTTGTTTGATGGTGAGGGAGATACTGGACATGCGGACAGTATAAAGACACGGAGAGCAGCGCGAAACCGGGAGCCGTTACGCCTGATTTACGCCCGATGTGCTGTAAGTGATTGATGTATAGGTAAAGAAAAGGGCCCGGGAGGGGCCCTGTGGGGTCGACGCGCGAAGCGCCGGCGCTGATCGAAAACAGGTTTTTTACAATGTCCTCTTAACGCGAAATAAAGATTAGGTGACGTCTTTCAAATTCTGGATGCCGGCCACGCCGACCATGCCTTGTACCTGATTCGTGCGGCCCTCGCGCCAACCGCTCATCCAGTGGGTGCGGGCCTGCAATGCGCCGAAGGGGCAAA